TCATGCAATCACATATATAAGCATAACATAAGCACAGCACAGCATAACATAAGCACAGCACAGCACAGCACAGCACAGCATAACATAAGCACAGCACAGCACAGCACAGCACAGCACAGCACAGCACAGCATAACATAAGCACAGCACAGCACAGCACAGCACAGCATAACATAAGCACAGCACAGCATAACAAAGTATAAGATAAGATAAGCACAGCATAACATAACATCAGCACAGCATAAGCACAGCATAAGCACAGCACAGCATAACATAACATCAGCACAGCATAACAAAGTATAAGATAAGATAAGCACAGCATAAGATAAGATAAGCATAACAAAGTATAAGATAAGCACAGCACAGCATAACAAAGTATAACAAAGTATAAGATAAGCATAACAAAGTATAAGATAAGATAAATTAATCTCCCCCCTTGTTTCATCTGATCCCATCCCGTGTTGTATTCAATAACGGGTACCAAGCATAATTTTTATCCTAAATCTGGTGCAAAGCATAATTTTTATCCTAAATCTGGTGCAAAGCATAATTTTTATCCTAAATCTGGTAGGATTTAACTTTTTATAGGAAGCATAATTTTTATCCTAAATCTGGTAGGATTTAACTTTTTATAAGGATTAATGCAAAGCATAATTTTATCCTAAATCTGGTAGGATTTAACTTTTTTATCTTATGTCATTTTTGTGTTATCTTCATATACGGTACGGAAAAATCATCCTGTTGATTTTATTGTATTTTCTTTACATTCATCCTGAGATTTTTACTTAAATTTTATTTCCTGTCAAATTAACTCATCCTATCTCATTATCTTCTTTGTTTTATTGAACTCCTGTAAATTGTTTAGGATTGTTTTTATTTTAAATTTCAGGATTGATTTATTTGCTGAATTATTTCATCCTGTTTTATTTTGGCTTAATCTGTCCTGTAGGATTGATTTATTTGCTGAATTATTTCATCCTGTTTTATTTCGGCTTATAGGATTGATTTATTGACTTATCCTTGGATTCTGATTTAATTTTACTGCTTGACTTTGTTTTTTTGTGAATGTAAAAAGGATTTATTTAATTTAAAGGAGGTTATTGTATGAAAACAGGATTAATATGTAAAACAGGACAGATTAAAGATAGTAAAGATAAGTTATATGATCTGGTTTATTGGAATGCTGTACAAAAGTGTGATCCTTCAGCTTGTGGTTGTACTGAGCTTTGTTCTACTCCCTCTCTTGGACAACCTTGTTCAGTTGTATCCTCCTATATGGGTTCTGTGTTTGATCTGATGGTTAGGACGTTTCCTGGGGAGATAGGTGAGGATGTTATTTTCAGGATAGGTATGCACCTTGTTCCTTTGTACAAAATCCTATGTAGGCTAAAGATGCAGGAGTTTACCGAGTCGGAGGTTATGGTTAGGAGTAAACTTGGACGTAGTATTAATCCTATCTTTGAGGAAATCAGGAAAACCATTGCTGTGATTGAAAAGACTTGGCAGAACTTAGGATTTATTGTTCAGGATGGACGTAAGAAAAAGGATCGTTTTGTAGGACATTTTAATGATAGGAACTATTACGATGTGGTTGAATCAGGAGGAATGAATTTTTTAGAAAGTATGAATGATTGAAAACTTAGGTTATGGTTTGCTTCAGAATAGGTGGTTCTTGAATTTTGAGTCCATTGTACGCACGTCCTCAGGTCGGTACAGGTTGGGTGAGGGTGTTTGTATAGGTCTTTTTTGATTAGGGCAAAAGGAGTTGAATTTAAAAGGGAGATTTTGTTATGGAAAAAATTGAGAGTATTGCAGGAGTTGGTTCTAAAAATAAAAATCCTATGGATATTGTTTCAGGTGGGATTAATCCTGATGAACTTATGGATATTCCTTTTGGAAAGATTCATCCTGTATTGGATCAGGATTTACTTGGTAGGAGTTGTCCTTGTTGTGGAAGTCCTAATTTGAACAAGGATAGATTAAGTTATGTTTGTTTCAGGTGTGGAACTACTATTCCTATAGGAGTTGAAAAATATGATTGAAATATCTTTATTGTTTATTGCTGTTTTTATATTCATCCTTTGTGAATTGAGTAAACATCCTTATAAATTTAATCCTCCTAAAAGAAGGATGAAGAATTATATTGTTTGGGATAGATTTTTCAGGAAGAAGAGTAAACTTTTTAACAGATCAAGGAAGATACTTTAAATGAGAGTTAAACGTAGGAATCAGTTCAATCTGGAGCAGAGAGCAAAGAAGTCTGAGGCTAAGGATAAACTTCCTGTTAATGTGAAAAGGTATATTCCTAAGAATTACAAAGATGGTGCTGAAGGAATGATCAAATGGTGTAATGATTTTGTTCATGTTCCTGTTTATGCTGAGGGTGATGATATGGCTACCTGGGTTCGATTAGGAGCTTTGTCTGATGTTGTTAATCCTAAGACTAATCGTTCTTCTAAGGAAATGTGGGAGAAACAATGTGATGTTCTTCGTGAAGCATTACAGATGAAGAACAATAGATTCCTTTATCGTCTTATTGTTTTTTGCTGGCCTCGTGGTGACGGTAAATCACTCCTTGCTTGTCTGGTTCAATTATGGAAGTTTTTTAACTGGCCAAGACAGCAGATTATGTTAGGAGCGAATAGTAAGGATCAAACTAAATTTGTTCACTATGATATTATCCGAGATATTATCCTGAATTCTCCACATTTGCATAATATGATTGGTGGTGATAGAAATTTACAGGAGAAGGAAATCAGGTTGGTTGATTCAGCAGGAAATGTTAAATCAATTATTCGATCAATTTCATCCTTCTCTGGTATTGTTTCAAATATTACAGGATATACGTTCTCAGAAATATTCGATATGAAGAATCCTAAATTCTTTGTTCAACTTGATGGATCAATCAGAACTATTCCCAATGCTATGGGAGTTATTGATTCTACTGTATCTGCAAAAGATCACATACTTTACAAACTTTATTCAAATTTTATTTCAGGAAAAAGTAAGACTGTGTTTTTCTCTTATAGATCATCCAGAAGAGGTGATCTTGAGGATTACTGGAACCCTAATATGGATTTGGATCAACTAAAGGATTACGAAACAAAGTTTCCTGCTGGTGATTTTGAAAGATACTTCCTGAATAAATGGAATTCAGGAAACGTAAAAGTCTTTTCCAAGGAGATGATTGAGGAAATAGGATTGATTGGAAGTGATGGATATATCCTGAATCATGAGACTACTTCTGAAATCCTTTTGGATAGGATTAAAGTTGAAGAAACTATTGAGGATTTAACTAAGCGTCAATTAATGGATGGACAGAAAAACAAACCAATCCTATTGGAAAAATATTCAAATTTATCTGAAAGATTGCAAAAAATTGATTCCTTGTATTCGTTGAAAGACACTTATGGTGGAAATGCAAAGATGTTGAACCATAAATTAATTGAAATTGGCAACAAGTTTAATACAGATTGGAGCATCCTCACAGGTATTGACATGGCCGACCCATATTCTATCAAGGGTAAAGCAAGATCAATCGTGGTGGCCTTTGCAAAGGGTTTGATCGGTAGCAGAGACAATCCATATTCAGCAGACAGTCTTTCTCCCAAGTATATTTACTTTCTTTTGTCTTTAAATGTTGCTGAGAAAAATTCAATTGACAATATTAAAGACATCCTTGAAGAAATAGATAGTGAATATTCAGGAATTGATACTCTTTGTTCAGAAAGATACGGTATTTGGGATATGGGTAAATGGTCTGAAGAGAAAAATATTGGATTTGAACCAGTGTTTCCTAATTATGAAAGACAAAGAGAAGCATTTAAGGAGTATTACAATGCAATTAAAGAGGGAAGACTGAAAAGTCCTGAGATTTATATTTCAGGATCGAAGAATCGAGATATTTATCGTGAGGAATTATTAAATTTTGATCATGACCCGGATTCTAAATGGTTTGGTTCCTCAGAGAAAATGGAAGTCAGAGGTATTCAGGATGACTGTGTTTTTGCAAGTATCTGGTGCATATTTGGAGGACGTTTATTGACTGCTTCTGACTTCAGATCAAGAGATTTGACTGGTCAGAGCTTTGGGTTGTTCCAAGGAGCGAAGAATCTCATCGGAAATTACAAATAACTCTTGACAACTCGTAAAACCGTATGTATAGTCATTTTAAGGTGTACGTTAATTTACACAGGCTCCGTACACGCCGAAGCACAATGGGTGGGTTAATTTTCAGACGTCGGAATTAATCTCTTTGTTTTAAAAAGAAAAGAGATAGTAGGTGTAGTTCTACGAAGTTTCTTTTCTTTTCAGGACAAAGAAGAGATTTTACAAAGTTTACTTTATTCTCAGGAATAATAAATTCACAAAGTCTCTTCATCTGTGCCTTACTGGTCGATAGCCATGTAACAGTACAGAAGTTAGTAAGTCTTATTTGACCGGACTACGATCAGGCGGTCTTCCATAGCAGAAATATTGATTCATTACTGATTATGGAATATACAGTGCTAAAAAATGCGAATAAGTTGGGCCTGAAATCCTAACAGCTTAACAAACTCATGGGAATTCAGGTGGTGTCCTTCCGCCAGTATAGAGGGAGCAGAGTGGGTTGGCCTCCACAGTCCATAAGCGAAAGCTGGACGACACAAGGTGCACTGGTAAAGCGATAATAAGATGTTGAATGTTGTGCGGTAGGATTTTGTTGGTTTTAATGATTTTAATATTTGTATCAAGTTCTAATTCATCCTGATATATATATTAAAATATTTTAAAAATAAAAAGATTTCTAATCCAAGTCTTCCAACCTCCAACCAGCAGAACTCAACGCCTGAATTTTATTCTTTTTTTAGTAGTTTTATATATAGGTGAAAATTATAATGAAATCAACACTTCCTGAGTTAAATGATGATTACTTCAAAAAACTGAATGATGATGAGTTACGGGGCATGAAGTTCTCAATGCCTTGGCAAGTAGAAACATTTAATGGTGAATCTGTTGATCCTGATGGATTTACTTCCTATTCAGAAATAGCCTCAGAACAATTCTCCCGTGAAGAACTCCAAAAACATTGTTGGGAAAAATTCCACAAAAATCCTCAAATAAATACTTCTGTTCGTGGTCTTATGGGCAGACTCACAGGAATGGGTTTTGAAACCAGTTCTGAAATTCACGAAATCAATGAAGTAATTCGAGAAATAGAATATGATCCAAGAAACAGACTTTACAATTACTTTCCAAAATTCGTAGCAAGGAGCAATATAGAAGGTGAATTGTTTCTTTGCTTAACTTGTCATGAAGATGGGTTTATTGAAATTGATTTCATTGATCCTTCTACTGTGACAGGTGGAGGTGATGATGGTTCGGGTATTATTTTCCATCCTTCTAAACCCTTGTTTCCTTTGTTTTATAATGTTTCTAACAATAAAATACAAAATTATGATCAACAAACTGAGCAAATTCCTTCAATTAATATTGCGAGATTCCCTGAACTTGCTGAAATACCAAATTTACAAGGCATATCTTTTGAACTGCAAACCAACAGCCGAAAAACAAAAAGAAACCCTTGGAAGCAATTAGGTTATTATTACAAATTCATTGTTGCTTGGGACAAAGGTTTTATGACCCGAAGGGCTGTCTCATACCTGAGAACAACACTTGAATGGTTAAACCACTATGAGAACTTGAAGAAATATGAGATAGATCATAAGAGATCATCTGGAAGTTACCTTTGGGTGTTCCAGATTGAAGACCCTCGAACATTTAAACTTTGGCTTGCACTGACACCAGAACAAAGAGCAAAAACAGGAATAATGGCAAAGAAAACTCCTGGAGGAACTCTTGTAATTCCTCCAGGAATCAAGGTTGTTGCAATTACGCCCAATTTGCCCAATATAAGCAATGCCGACACAGACATCATGGAGATGGTAGCCTCCGGTCTTAACGAGCCGTCTGACGTGCTCACAGGCTCTTCTAAGGGTACATTTGCATCGGTTAAGGCAAGCCGTGGCCCCATGACAGATAGAACATCTGATGAGATCGCTTATTTTGATCGTTTCCTGAAATATGATCTCTGGTCTGCAATATTTTATCTGAAAAATAAGATAACTGGATTTCCTGCAACTTTTAAAGTAAATGAAGCAGTAGGATTTAATGAAAGTCAGGAACCAATATTTAAAAAAATACCAAGAAAACCAGAGTTCCTTATTGATATTTCATATCCTGTTTCTGAAACAAGTGATACCGAGGCCCAGGCAAGAGCCTTCCTTGGAGTTAAACATGGAAACATGAGTGAATCTTTAGGAATACCAAATTCATATATTGCCAAGAAAATGGGAATAAGTGGATATGGTAGGATGAGACTTATTAAAGCCTCTGAGGATGAAAGGTATCCAGAACTTGTGATAGAGTCAGATGCCGCAGCAATGGGGGCAAATCCTCAAGAAGTTAATCAAGAAAAATCACTTGAAAAACCAACACAAAATGCTGTTGAAAAAAAGAAAAAAAAATTAACTGTAAAAAAAGTTGTTGACAAAGGAAATAAATCTGCTTAATAAGGATGTAAGGGATTATTTATATCCTTTAAAAGGAGGAAGATATTATGACCATTGAAAACAAACTTGTCCCCAAGGGGGCTATGCAGTTAATTGATAAAGGATGTCATGCTGAAACCATTTTCAGTCTAAATGAGGATGGTTCTGAAGCTACCAAACTCAATATGGTAGTCTATTCTGGCGGTGTGATTAAAAATCATTGGTATTGGGATGATCTTGTAATGGATTTGACTGGAGCGAAATTCTCCAAGAAGAAATATCCAATACTGGAAGATCATGAAACTTCCCGCAAAGTTGCGTTCTCTGGAAAACCTCTTGTACAAGACGGACAATTAACTATTGATCCTGAATCTACGATATTTGTTGATACTGATGTCAGCAAGGAGTTCCAGAAACTTTCCAAACAAGGATTTCCATTTCAGTCCAGTCTCCGTGGTGTTCCTAAAAGAGTTGAAAGAATTCTGGAGGGCACTGAAACTATGGTGAACGGGTTTGCTTTAAAAGGCCCAGGAACCGTATGGAGAGAATGGGAGTATATGGAAGGTTCTGTTTGTGTCTTTGGATGGGATGACAAAACCAGTGCCTCTGCTTTTTCTAAGGAAGAAATTGCCTTGGATTACGAATTAATTGATAAAAAAGAATTGCCCTCAAAGGAGGAACACAAAATTATGGATATGGAACAATTTAAGAAAGATCATCCTGATCTATACGCAGATATTGTAAAGTCTGCTACGGATAAGGCTGTAAGTTCCTTTTCTGCCAAAGAGACTGAATTATCCAGCACGATTGTTGCCCTCACAGGCAAACTGTCTGAAAGTGATGCGAAGATTCAGGAGCTTGCAAAGAAGGATGCTCTTAGAAATGAGAGAGAAATGTTTGCGGAATCAGAAGTAATTTGGATGCAGCTTTTGACCAAGAGTGAAATTCCTGAAAGAATGTTTGGAAAAGTCAAAAAGAATGTGGATTATTCCAAGTTCGTTAAGGATGAAGTTCTTGACAAGAATACTTTCTCTGCTGCAATTGTTGAGGAATTGAAAGATTGGACTGACTTCCTTACCACAAAATCTGAATCTGCTGTTCAGGGCACAGGATTTTCGCAGAGGGATATTGAAAGCAAAACTGTTCTCGATATTGAAAACAAGAAAATTGCTGATGATCTTTTCGCTCTTACAGGAATAAAAAAATAAAGGAGGTTGATTATTATGCAAGGTGATTCCCCGAATATTCTTTATGGCCCTATGCAGACCGATTACAGAAGATTGTTCTATTCTGATGAGGCCATTGTTATGCAGATTCCTATTCAGCTATCGGCTGGTTATGGTATTCTGAAAGCTGGAACTGCACTGGCGAAAAATACTTCTGCTTTGGCAACTGGAAATACTGCAAAGTTTTTTCCTTATTCTCCTTCTACAATTACCGGAACTGAAATAGCTCCTGGACGTGCGTATTTGGTACAGCCAACTGTAAATGGTTCTCCGCTTTTGTATGTAGGAATGGATGACAGTTACAAGTTCAAAGTTGGCGATGATATTATGGTTATTGATAATACTACCTCTGGTGAGAACCTGGGGGCTATTACAGCCATTGATCGTGTCAGCAATACGCACATGGCGAAGATTACTGCCACTTCAAATGCAGGAGCAACTCCCTTTACGACTGCGAGATTTGCTTTTGTTGCTGCTGAAGGATATGATGCTTGTGTTGGTATCCTTGGAAAATCAGTTGATACAGGTGTAGGAGCTAATGCAGTTGGTGCAGGAGCAACTTTACTCCTGAAGAATTATGTATTATATACTGCTGGATTGGTTAATGTGGACGCTGCGGCTGTTGTCGATTTGTCCTTAACTGCCATTGGTCTATATACCTATAAATAAGGAGGAAGGTGAATTATGCGTGGTATAGGCGATATTGCTGATCTGAGATTAGAAGTTCTTCAGGATTTCATCACAAGGTTTACGACCCCTCCTGAATTGAAACTTATGAATATGTTTGGAGAGATGAATGCCATTTCCGATTCAATCAAATGGGAGTCTCAAGAAGGCGGAAGAGGACTTGCTCCTTTTGTTCCTCCTGGTGCTCCTTCTCCAAGAACCGCTCCTTATGGAGTAACCAAACACAGTGCAACGGCTGCAACCTGGAAAGAAAAGATGTATTTTGATGAAGAGTTCCTCAACAATCTTCGCAAACCAGGAACAAATTTTGAATATCTTGATGCAAAAACCAGACTTGCAAGAGAACTTGCACAACTTACCTATCGTTCTATGCGTAGGAAAGAGTGGATGTTTGCCAAGATGATGTTTGATGGTTCCTTTACTTATGAAGTTACTGGTGGGATGAAAGCTCATGTGGATTATGGACTTCCTGCTGCCAATAACGTAACTCTGACCACAAATTTTATGTGGGATGCTACAGGCGCAAGTGCCACGGTTGATATTCTCGGTGATATTATTGATGCCAAGAAGACCATCAAAGATTCTACTGGTGCCTATGTAGAGGTTGCAATGTGTACCAGTACGGTTCTTAAGTATCTGGCACAAGATGTAACCATTCAGGCATTATTGCATAAGTCTGCTTTTGGTGATGGTAGTCTTTATTCTGGAAACAAAAACAAACTGCTTGGTGTGAATCCTCAAATAATCCAGTCATTGCTTGATATTCCTCGACTTGAAATTTATGATGAACAGTACGAAGTCAGAGCATATCTTACGGCTGCGGTTACAGGAGCTTCCACCACTGTTGTTTCAGTTGAGGATGTTTCTGATTTTGAAGTTGGTGCTTATGTTCGGTTTGTTGATGTGTCTGCCGGAACTTGGGAGGATGAACTCATTGCATCTATCCAAACTGAAGCAGGAACTATTACTGTAGGCACGGCTCCTACTGCCAGTTTCAAAGCTGGTGAGGATTTTGTGTTTATGAGAAAAACCTTCCTTCCTTCAAACAAGTTCATCATGTTTGCTCCGAAAGTAGAAGGAAAGTCTATTGCAGAGTATATGAAAGCTCCTTATGGACTCAATCGTTCTTATGGTATGCAAACTGATCGCCATGAAACTTGGGATCCTGATGGAATCTTTTTGAGAGTACAGGACAAGGGTTTGCCGGTTATGTATCAACGTGACGCAATTTATAATCTTACCGTCACTTCTACAAAACCGAATATTTGATCCTTAGGAGGACAATCGAATGTCGAAAAGTATTACCTTTAAATTAAACTCAACTTTGAAATGCGGCCCTAATCTTTATCTTAAAGGAACCGTATTTGATAAAGCAAATATGCCGAAAGAACTTCTTCAAGAAGTTGAATCAGGATCAAAAGCAATCGAGGTCATTTCCTTTGGAGATGACTTCGAGGGTTCTGAATTTGATTCTGATAAAGCAATTACATTGAGTTCTGGAAAGAAATTTGCTATCAAAAAGAGAAAAGTAAAGGTGTAAAATGATTCAGGATGATTTGCTTGATTTATTACCGATTGAGATGAAAGGTTTATCCAAGTATCTGGTTACGGAAGATTATGAAAATTCTGTGAATGATGCTTCCAGAGAAACAGGATGGGTATTTCCTATTTCTGGAACTGATTCCAAACAGACTTTGACTATGGAATATTGGATTAAAACCCGATCCAAAAGACATTTGTTTTTTTATCTGATGTCAGAATCGGCGCATAAATTCAAATATGATGTAATATCCTTAGATCAAAGATTTCTTCATTACAAATCCCTTATTGATACGATGGATAGAGAGTGGACTTCTTTTATAGCAGATAATCCTGAGTTATTTATCACCAATGCCGTTGATTGGTTTTGCACAAAGATTGATGCTGGTTTTGCTTATGATGATTTAGGAGTAGATATTTCCTATGATCCTAATATACCAGTTATGTCATCGGATATGGAATAACAATGTCAATCGGTCCTGATATTAAAGAAGCACTTTGGGATGTTGGTATATTTTACGATATACTTCTTCCTGTAACTTTACCCGATCACGAGAAACTCGTATATAAAGGCAATGCTCAAGCAACAAAGCCTTTTATACGAGAATTCTTTCTTGAAGCAACTCTTTCCTATGACACTTTAGTAACTCCTGGATCAGTGATCAAGTTAATTATATCATCCATACCATACTTGATTATGAATAAAACTCCTAATATGTTTGAGGATGAAGTAATTGAGAATAAAGTTGTTTTGTATAAATGTAATGTCTCTGGAGAACTTTTACGAATATCAGGAGAAGTTGGTTGGAATCCTAAGTACCAGAAAACTCCTAAATTTGAAGTAATCAGAGCCAATGCTTATGCACTTCAAACAGAAGTTCTTTTAGGAAGCGGTATTGCTCTTGATCAAGAAATAGGAGCCGTATCAACAGATCGACAAGACTTATATGTTCCTGAATATTATGGAGTAAAGGAACTTGATAGGTATGCTCCTGTTTCTGGTGAATGGTACATGGTGAAAGCAGTTAAGAAACGATTATATGATGGAGTCGATGTGTGTGAGTTGATTCCAGACCGAAGATAAACTATTTCAATCCTTAAAAGGAAATTCAAAAATGAATAAAGTATTACTTGTTGGTGAGAATCCTAATGGTTTTTCAGGCAATTCTCTCATGATGAAAAGTATTATAGATCAGATTCATGATCACGAATTAGCAGTTTTTTGCCCTTCAGTAAATATCCCCATAGCTCCATTTGAAATAAATCCATATAATATAATTCCTTCCGATGATTTAAAAACCCAAGATTTTTGGGGAAGACAAAAACTTCTTCATATCCTCGACAATAATGAATTCAACTTTGTTATCTTTGTTGGTATTGATATTTGGAGATATATTGATATAATTCAATATGTTAAACAGATTCAACAAAAACAGAAATTCAAAATAATTCACCTTTTTCCTTATGATTTTCAATTCCTGGATAAAGAATCTGTTCAATATGCAAATTTGATTGATATGCCTTTTGTATATTCTCAATATGGATTTGATATGTTGAAAGATCATGTTCCTAATTTGAGATATTTCAGACCAGATATGCCACAAAAGGAATTATTCTTTCCATATTCAGAAGAAAAACGTCAAGAAGCAAGATCAATACTGTTTCCAACAATCTCTCCTGATACTTTTGTTTTTGGATTTATTGGCCCAAATCAAATCAGAAAAGACCCGCAGAAGATTATCAAAGCATTTTCCTTAATCAGAAACTATACCGATAAAAGAATTGTTCTTTATATGCACACAAATTTTAAGGATGGTGTCTATAATCTTCAAAAATATGCAATAATGTGTGGGCTTGATTCGGGAAGCCTTCTTGTGAAACCAGAAGGATCATATTCTCCATTTGAAAAAATGCCTGATATTTATAATTCCTTAGATTGTTTTATAAATTGCTCCCTGCAGGAAGGACTGTCTTGGACTACAATACAAGCAATGCTTTGTGGAGTTCCTGTAATAGCATCTGATTCAACAGCACATAAAGAATTGATTGAACTTGTAGGGGGAAATAAAGTTGAATGTAATTCTCCTTCCTATATTCCAATTCAAACTTCACAAGGACAAACTTGGATTGATGCAAAATGCTGTACTCCAGATGATATTGCTTTTGAGATGGCTGGCATGGTCTCACACATCGAATCCTTTAAGGGTTTGTCTGCAATTGGAGCAGCAGCTATTCAAGAGTGGTCAAAGGGGTACACCGATGTATTACCTTTTCTTAAAGAACGCTTAGAAGTCGTCTCAGAGCATAAGAAAGAGAGAATTTTGTTTATTCAGCATTCTTCCGCTGGTGATGTTCTGATGACTACCAGATGTTTGAAAAATATCAGACTTAAACATGGAAATTTGCCTCTCGATTATATGACTCAGGAAAAGTTTCATGGAATTTTGGAAAATAATTATGATATTGCCAAAATACTTGATTGGAATCCTGAATTAAGAACAAAATATCAATTCGTATATAATCCTCATGGTGAACATATTCTTAAAGGTGGATTTAATAATCTGGATGTAAAACTTGCAGATATGTATCCTTATTTCTGCAAAGTTGAACCAGGAGATTTCTTTATTGATTGTGAACAACCTGACGATTTCTTTGTCCATACTGAGAACAAACCATACATAGTGGTTCACACAACAGGTGGTGATCCTAAATACAGAACCTATAATCACATGGGAATTGTGATTAAAGGATTAAAACTTCCAGTAATTCAAATAGGATTAAAGACAGATTTATATTGTCCAGGAGCAATTGATTTAAGAGGAATTCTTTCTTTTATTGAAATGGCGTGGGTGATGAAAAAAGCAACAGCAGCTATTGTTGTTGATTCCTTTCCAAGCCACCTTGCTGGAGCAGTAAACACCCCTTGCATTGTTCTGTATGGCCCCGCACCCGCCCGTGTAGTTGGCCCTGTGCATGGAAATCAACCTTGGTATAATCTTGAACCAAATAAACTTGATGTATGTGCATCCTTAACTAATTGTCATGGACAAAACACAAACTGTTTAAGTCCCTGTATTAACACCATTAATCCTTTAAAAATTAAAGAAATACTCATTAAAATATTGGGAGAATTAATGACATGACCGAACAAAAGAAGGATTACATAAGAATTGAGGATGAAAGATTCAAGAGAATTTCTTTATATTGCCCTTGGAATGAGGAATTTTGTGTAGTAACCGATAGACTTTGTAAAAAGGATGAATGTGCTGTTTGGCATTTCTTTAAATCCTTAAACGAATAAAAAGGAGTTCAATCATGTACGTTACGATGAAATGTCTTAATGAACAACATTCTGTGAAACGCTGTTTGTCTGATTTCCACGATGAATCCTGGGTAGAGAAAATCAGAGTGATTGATGGTAGGAGTAGTGATTTTACTGTCCAAGAATTAAAACAGTTTCCAAAAGTGGAAGTTTTTATTCATGAATATCTTCCTTGGTATCATGATGCTGAGATTTCACAAGCAAATATCATGATGTCCTATGTTCCTCATGGGTCAATTTTCTTTTCTTTGGATTTTGATGAACGAATGAGTCCTAAATTAAAAGAATTCCTTTCAGAAGTGGATAAAACAAATAAACTTCCTGAAGGTGCTGACCTTGTTCATATTCCAAGAATAACAACTGAGTGTTTTCGATATGAAGGAAGTCCTTTTGCACAATTGGATGAAAAAGGATGGCCTATGGAAAGTCATCAAATTGGACAATATCCTGATTACCAACCAAGATTATTCCGAAAATCCCACAAACTTCACTGGGTTCAAAGCCCTCACAGAGTTCCTATGGGATACGAAAAAATTCACAATATTCCACCACATGAAGAAATTTACATAGAACATTTTGCCAAAGATGATTCCAGAGATCGTGATTGGATTGAACGTAGATGGTTACGTCCTTTGGCAACAAGAAAAGCTCTTGGTCTTCCTTCTGATCTTTATGATTTTCAAATTAAGGCAGAATACGCTGAAGCAGTAAATTCTGATTATTGGAAGGATAGATGATGAAACATCTTCCAGAGAATATTGCTTTTGAATTATCAAATAGATGTAATATGTCAGCAATTCATCCTGAATGTCCAACTGATGCAAAAGCTGATCCTATATTTTTACCAACAAAGATCATACTTGATGTTATCATTCAAATGGGAATAATGGATTGGAAAGGTAATTTTTATTTCAATATTTATAATGAACCATTGATTGACCCAAGATTTTGTTGGTTGTGTGAACGTGTAATGCTGAATACTCAAGCTGATATTCAAATATTTACGAATGGATGGTATTTGAATGAGTATCTTTATAAAGAAATAAGTAATATTGGCCCTGGTAGAATTGGATGGACAGTATCAGTTTATTCTGATTCTGAGGAAAAACGTCTTAGAAAAATATCAGGACTTAATGTTCAAAGAATTGCTTTGGATTCAAGAAAGAAAATTTATAGTTGTCCTACAACTGCAAAAGGGCCATGTGCCGCTCCTTCAATTTATACTATGATCAATCACCGTGGAGAATTGGTTTATTGTTGTATGGATTATGAATATAGGAATATTATTGCTGATTTGAATAAAATTACTTTTCATGAAGTAATTAAATCAGATTATCGTATGAAAATTTGTGATGATCTTCGTAATGGAATCAGAAATACAGATACTTGTCAACGATGTCCTCACATTGGATGGGGAATACCTATGGATGAATGGATAAAATCACAATGAATAAATGGCTGGAAGTTACCGGATGGTTTGAGCCAGATGAAGGAGCAAAACTTCAAGAATTGGCTGTTGATAAGGTTTGTGTGGAAGTAGGTAGTTTTAAAGGCAGATCAGCAGTGTGTATGGGAGCAGTTGCCGAGGAAGTTCATTGTGTTGATTATTTCAGAACCAATATAGGTGATGGTCAAAGTCAGGAAGATCATTTCACTGTTTTGGAAGAATTCATTGAAAACACTAAAGGACTTCCTGTATATCCTCACGTTGGCAGTTCTGTTCATATAGTTGACTCCTTTAAACCTGAATCAGTTGATCTGGTATTTATTGATGCCATGCACACATATAAAGGAGTTATCTGTGACATATTCTGTTGGTGGGATATTCTAAAGATGGGAGGAATATTCTGTTTTCATGACTATGGATATGGATTTCATGAAGTAACAGAAGGTGTAAACAAGATTTTTCATCACATGGACGGTCAGGTAGGATCATTTGTGTGGGTAGAAAAACGAAGAAAAGATTTTTGGCAACTTCCTATTTGGGAGGGAAAATGATTGATATAACACTGGTTGTTCCTTCAAGTCCTTTTTTAATAGATCAGACAATGTTTCCTCCTTTAGGAGTAATGTATTTAAGTGCTTATTTGAAGATATATGGATTAAAAGCACAATGTCTTGATATGGCTCTGGAAGGACATACTCCTGAAATGGCCAAATCTGACATTATTGGTTTGTCCTTTACGACTCCGCAACGTGAAGAAGCATATAAACTGGCTGCTTTCTATAAAAGCATTGGCAAAACCGTCATAGCTGGTGGAGTACATCCCACACATAAAAAACTTGAATGTCTGGAAAATGGTATTGATGTTGTAATAAAAGGATATGGAGAAATACCATTAACACAATATTTATTAAAGAAAAAATATACTAATGATTCCATAATACATGGTACTTTGGAAAATCCTCATACACCATTTCCTGATAGAGATGCTCTTCCTATCAAGAAATATTATCAGGAAATAGAAGGAAGACAATCCACACCAATCATTGCTTCACGGGGTTGCTCCTTTTCCTGTTCATTCTGCGCAAAAATAAGCAAGAAATTTTCTATTCAAAATGCTGATAGAACTATCCTTGAATTGGAATATCTGGAAGAAAAATATGGGTATAAAGCATTTTCAATTTATGATGACACCATTGCAATTGATAAAAGCAGATTAAATGCTTTGGCTGAAAGATTGCAAGTACGAGATTATAAATTCAGATGTTTTTGTCGTGCTGACCTTTTGGGTGATAATAAAGTATGTGAAAATCTTGCAAAGATGGGAGTAACTGATGTAGGAATAGGTGTTGAGAGTGGTTCCAATAAAATACTTAAATTGAATATGAAACAAAGCACAAATGTTGTGAATACAATAGCAGTAACCAATTTACGAAAACATGGTATCAGATCAAAGGCTTTTCTTATTGTAGGACTTCCTGGCGAAACAAAGGATACAGTTCAAGAAACTGAAGAATGGATCAAACAAGCAAAACCAGATGATATATCCGTTGCCATTTTTCAACCATTACCAGGATCACCTATTTTCAATAATCCTAATAAATACGGAATAACATTTGATTATAATTCTGATCCTATGTGGTATCGAGGTATTCCTGGAGAGTATTCTTCAACAGTGAGGACAAAAGACCTTTCTTCAGAACAAATAATTTATTATAGAGACCAATTGGAAAAGGAGTACAAACAATGGAATTAACCTTGTTTATCAAGAAATCTGGTAATCCCATTGCCAATTGTGCAAAAACATCCAGATCATTCAGACATGAGGATGTTGATTTAAAAGAAATTATTTTCATTGACAAACTTGGGGATATAGTTTACGAAAAGATAAAGACAGAATGGTTTGTTGTTTTTTATGATGACGAATACATTGAACCTAATTTGTTATCATCCATGCTTATAGGAAGTAAATGTGAAAATTATGATGTATTTTCTTTCTATAAAATGGATTATGATACAAAAGTTACAATATGTCCCAGGATGTTTAGGAAGGAAGTAAGACTCGACAAAGATCATCTTTATCCAATACCTCCTGTCAGGATGGAAGTATTACTTGATGGTTGGGTTTTTTCCCAAAGGAAATGTGATGAGTGATCCTTTTGTTACAATGAGAAACGCAAATTATAAGAAGGATTCAACTCTTTCTCAATTAAGAGCGCAATTCTTTGTGAGTGCAAATAGGATAGGTAATGCTTTTACAGAAGAAGCAAAGAATATGACCCGAAATTGTGCTGGAGAGTTTAAAACAATATTAATCCTTAATATGGCTACCAGTAAATATTCTGCTGCCTATGCAGAACTTTCTCCAAGTTATAAAAAATGGAAAGCTAAAAATGCTTCCTTTGAAGGATTTTGGAAACTTTGGGGATCATTGATGACAAGTATTTCTCTTAGAGAGACTCCAAAAGGATATTCAGTTGGAGTTCAAAAAGATGTTGTTCCTATGAGAACAAGTTCCTGGGGATCAAATAAGAAATTAACTCCTGTTTTTATGTATTTTTGGTATGGAGAAAAAGGAAGAAATGCTTTTTCAAAGAATGGCATGGTTGTTAGGAATCAACCACCAAGACCTGTATTTCAACCAACAGTTGATGAATATAGGATTGAATTTCTTGATAAACGAAGAAAAGAAGCAATTAATAAAATTCATAAGGTGTGGTAATGGAATTACTTAAAGCATATCCTAAAGATATTTCGCTGGTTATTGAAATTCCTTTAAAGGAAATGGAAATGTTTTTGGATTATCTTGATCATGCAGAAATTACATTTGATAGTGAACAAGAACCAGGATTTCAAAGTGTAATTGATTCTATCACAAAACTTATTAAATCCTTAGATGAGATGGTTAATTCAGTAAGGAATTATCCTGATGCTTGATTCAACTGCACAAAAAAGGAATTTTTATTATTCCTTAAAAAAATATGTTATTGATAATTTATTCACAGGAAATAATATTTATCTTCTTTTTGATAATTTTCTTCCTCCAGATGAATCAGTGAATAGGTGGGTAGCAGTAATTCAAAGTCCTTTAAGTCGATCTACTTTATCAGATTACGGATTTGATTTATATTGTGTAACCAGGAGAGATTATGAAGGGGAACAATTAACTGAATTAATTGATCTGGTGGCAGGATATTTTGTGAGTGATACTACACAAACCGATGGATTTATGAGGATTCCTTTTTACGACTCGGTTACACAAACACAGAATGGATGTATGGTGGTAACTAATTGTTCAGAAGGAAATCAGATGGAAGCTCCTGACCAATCTAAATTTGTAATCCTTTCAATCACAGCAAAAATGGCATCAAAGGTATGAATAAAACATTTATTAATTGTGAAAAGTGTGGTAAACGGTTGATTGAAAGACTTCCCAATGGACTTTGGAAATTTGTATTTGGAAAAAATCTTGAAGAAATTGGTGAACCTCCAATTGAAATGCTCATTCAAGGAAATATAATTCTGAAATGTTTACGCAGAAGTTGCAGACATAAAAATCAATTAAATTACTTTCCCTTTTTTGTAAAAGATGAGTAAACTTATCTTCCTCCCATCTTTCAAAAGGTCGAATTACAATTAGGAGTTTCTAAATGTCAACAAATACTAAGTGCGTTGTGCATGAGTGTGATGAGAAAGTTGCAAAGTTAGTATATTGTAATCGTCACTATTTACAAATGAGAAGGCATGGAAGAATTTTGCCAATATCAAGAAATAGAAGTGATCCTCAAGAATTTGAATTTTGTGATAAAGATTGTCATATAATTTTGTATGACAGGTCTGGAAACAAAATAACCTTTGCAATAGTGGATCAAGATGATTATAAAATTGTGAGTCCCTATAAGTTTGATTATCCTGGAAGAAAACACGTTCGTATTTCAGGTGAGTCTAAAGAAGGATTTTATTTTCTTCATCAACTTATTATGGGCAGAAAGTGGATTGACCATAAGGATGGAGATACTTTGAATAATAGAAGAAGTAATCTTCGTTTTTGTAACAATCAACAAAATCAGTTTAACAGTAAAAAACAAAAAGGTACATTTTCAAAATATAAAGGGGTTTCCTCAATTAGGAATAGGCAGAAATTTTTTCGTGCATGGATTCAAATTGATGGAGTAGGTAAGCATCTTGGATCATTTTATACAGAGATCGAAGCTGCTTTAGCTTACAATGAAGCTGCTATAAAATATTTTGGAGTGTTTGCTAATTTAAACATTATTGAATAAGGAGTATATATCATGGCAGGACGCAGCGGGCCCACGACCAAAAACACAAGCACTATTGCATTAGGATTGGCTCAAATCAGAGTTGGTGTTTCAGCAACACATATTGCAGAAATTCATCCTCAATTGGTAGCAGCCGATTCAATAGGTGCTTTGGCAAATACGAAATTCACTGGTAAAGCAGACTGGTTCAAACTTGAATCAGGTTTCCCTCTACTTGAGGATTTTACTACAGCACTGAGAGAGGGAGCTTCCCTTGAGTGTGCTTTTAAAGAAATGACTCCAGCCAACATTGCCCTTGCATACGGCAAAGACCCTGCTGCATTGACGTTGGCACATTCTGGTGAACTTGCCCTTGGTGGTCGTGTAGCTCCAGATTATGTTCGTATGGAGGCTGTTTACACCTATCCAAATGGCACCAATTACATGCACATCATTTTCCCAAGAGCGCAGGTCTCCGCAAGTATGGAACTTGATCTGAAGGCTGAGGATGCTGCTGCTGCACCAATTGTGTTTGAAGCAAAACGTGCAGATTCAGAAGTAACCGGTGGAAATGCTGTATGGGATGCAAAACCGCTTGGCAGGATTGTTTGGACGTAAAATAACGTAGTATCCTGGGGGGAGTAAAATCCCCCCACAATCCTTTTAAAGGAGAAGTACAATGGAAAACGAAATGGAAATCCTCAATCCTGATATTCAGGAAGTCACAATCGGAGTAAGAAAACTCCGAAAAATTACTCTCTATCCTCTCTCAGTAGTCGATCAAATGAAGGTTACAGATTTATTTCAGGAAGCATTAGGTGTATTTCTTGCAAATAAAAATGCAGGTGATATGCAGTTTGTAGCCCTTTTTGTTTCAATCATCAAAAATAATCTCGCCAAAATACTTGCCCTTGTTACTGATCCTGAAGAGGACTCAGAAAAACTCCTTACTGAAATTACAAATAATCAACTTACTGTGATTGCCAATGTTCTTTATGAGATGAATTATGCGTTGATCTCAAAAAACGTCGCAAGCCTCCTGAAGAAACTTCCTCAGACGATGAAGAAGGAATCACCTTTGGAGAGGCCATCACTATCGTCTGTCAAGTTTACGGATACCGACTCGAAGACTTTTTCAGGAAATCTTGGAGAGACGGAGGATTAACAATTGCACAGACATTCTTCCTTTTTGAAAAGTATCAGAATAATAAGTATAGGGAAGATAGATTTAATGCTGCAATTCATGGAGTTGATTTAGATAAAGAAGTAGGAAAAGATGTAAAAAGCACTCCTTCCAAAAAACATAGCAATTTTGTATTTGGTGATCCTGCTGAATATGAGAAAATGTCTGAAGAGGAACGTATTACCAAAACTCAGGAAATGATGGGTTCTCATCAAACCTGGGCTGGAAATCTCAATATTCATATATAGGATTTTGCTATGGCTGATCAAGATAATACCCTCAATACTATTTTTACTGCGGATGAATCAGATGTCACCCGCAGTATTAATCAAATGCTTGCTGATTTTGCAAGACTTGGTGCAGGTGCAGCCAGTGCTATGAGTCAACTGGTTAATCCTACGGCTGTTCTTAAAGAATTTATTGCCACAATAACTTCAGGAATAGTTCCAACTGGTTTATGGGAACAAAAGTTATTAGACATAGCCAGTGCTGCAAGATTAGTCCTACCAAGTATTGAGGAATTATCAAATTTCTCTTCAATATTAGGAATTGATTTAACTAAAGCAGGACTTGAGTCATCAAATTTAGCTCAAGGTTTAATGGTTCTTCAGAATTATGGGGAATCTGCATGTCAATCCTTAATTGACATGAGTAATAAAGTAGGAGAGAATTCCCCAAAATTAATTCCTTTCACACAAGCCATAATACAAATCAGTGATCATTTAAACTCCTTTCCTGAAACTGCAAAAATATATTCCCTTGCTCAAACTGAGGCATCTGATTCCACAACATTAATGCACAGAGCATTGCAGTTATTGGGCGGAGAAATTACACCAATACGAGAAGGGTATCTTGCTTTAGGTGAAAATGTAAAGACTGCTGGAACAATGATTTTTAATCAAGTAGAATTCATTAAGTCCATAGCAAGAGAAAGTAAAGCAGCAGCTAAAGCAACAAATGAATGGTTAAATGAAAATACAGGAAACAATGAAGCAATACAAAAAGGGATACCCAATTTATATGAACATTTAACCAATGTTGGTAGATTAAAAGATGCACTTCAAGCAGCATCAATAGTAGAACGACAAAGTATTGAAAATCAGAAGGAAAATAGTGCTGTAGTAACAAGAGTAGCTGCTGATAAGGCAATATTAACCAAACAACTCCTTGATGAAACAACAACACTTCAAGTTTTAAATGGGGAGTATGATTCAAGTATATCCAAGTTACAGGAAGTTATTGGAGCTATAACGACACATAGACCTGCAATTCAGGCTATGTCTCAGGATAGAAGTCTTGAAAGATTAGGTGTACAGGAATCAATAACCCTATATGATACTTTAAAAGAAAAACTTCAATTACTCACTGACCTTTATGGTGGTAGTTATGCCAGTGCTTTATTAAAAGCAATAGAAACTCAAGATTTAAATTTATCCTCTATAACATCAATAGCAAATGCAATTGAAATATACGCACAAAATGTACAACTTTTAACACAACAACACACTTTATTAACACAACAAAATGTTATTGCAGCAGAAAGTATAGGAAATTTAGATGATTATATTAAACAAATAACACAAAACAGCGAAAACTTTGCTTTAACTTTAGGAAGTGTTCCTGCAATTCTTAATGGAATCTCTACCGAAAGTAGTAATACTGCACAGAATATATTGGCTTATGAAGCGTCGATAAATCAAAGTTCCTCAGCCACAACAGCTTTTGTCTCAGCATCCAAACAATTACAGATTGCTTATCAGGAAACAAATTCATCACAATCATCAGCCACACAGGGCGCGGATAACTTTGTAAATGCTTACGGAAGGGTTTACAGAGCTACAAGTGAGGCTGGAACTGCTCAGAGTGAAGCAAATAGGGTATGGGCAGAAGCAGCCAAAGTATTTGGTGAAGCAGGAAGTTTCATAAATATATTTGCAGGATTTATTGATAATTTAGTTAATAGGATAAGAACCTTAGCTGAATTTCAAATTGCTTCTTTACTGATTACAGGATTTATTCAAAGCATAAAAGAAGCTATACAAACATCGGTTGAATTCGACCAGACTTTGCATAGTTTAAAAGCTATTACAGGGGCAACTTCTGCGGAAATGGGCGGAATGTCTGAGATGATTAAAAATATGGCATCCAGTTCCGTATTTAGCACATCTCAAATAGGCAAAGGCCTTGAAATAATGGCCCAAGCTGGTTTAAGTGTCAGTGAGTCTATAAGTTCAATTAAAGCTGCTGCCAATCTTGCCACAGGCACTCTTGAGAAGATGGAATTGACTGTTGATCTTCTTACATCAACAATGACATCTTACCAAATTGGTGCTTTAGAAGCAGGAAGAGTTTCTGATATTCTTGCTATCGCTATTAATGATTCAAAACTTTCTGTTGACAAATTAAGAACATCCTTAAATTATGTAGGAGTTATTGCCGCACAATCAGGATTGTCTTTAGAACAAACATCTGCTTCTTTGATGATACTCGCTGATCGAGGAATGAAAGCAAGTACCATTGGAACAGGATTAAGACAAGTTCTTGATAAAATGATTGCTCCAAGTGAAAAACTTCGTGATGCTTATGAATCAAGTGGTATTGCTCTTAATAAGATTAGTCCTTTAACTGTTGGATATGAAGGAGCATTGAGAAATTTATCAATGGCTTTGTATGATACTGATACAAAAACTGTTGATGCAGCAAAGGCTTTTGAATTATTTGGAATTCGTGGCGCACAGGTAGCCACAATATTAATACAGGCATATACTTCAGGTGAATGGAATGAGGCGATGTCCTCATTTGAGAAAACAGGTGTAGCTGCTGAAATGTCTTCTGAGCAGTTACTTGGCTTATCTGCAATGTGGGATAATTTAAAAGCAAAAGTTAGTGTTTTATTGGCATCACTTGGTGAAGAAGGATTAACAGGAGTTTTAAAGAAAATAACAAATGCGTTAATTTGGGTGGTTGATGCGTTTCAAGCATTTCTCAATTTAGATTTTGGTGTTTTTGGAACTTTATTTTCCGTTTTAACTTCTGTTGTAGGTGTATTATTTTCAATGAACACATTTTTGGCTTTGTCCCCTATTTTACTAAATGGTGTTAAGGCAGGTTTTGCTATATTATTAGGTACATTGGACGCATTTCTTACAAAATTAGGTGCAATAGTTATTTTACTAAATGATAATGCTTATGTGGCATTTGCTACAGTAGTTTTGGTGATTGTTGCGGCATTAAAGGCTTGGGATAGTCATTTAGTTAAAGCAATTGAAAAGCATTATGAATTAGCTAATGCTGCAAATCAAGCATCAGATGTTTTAACTTTATTTAAAGGTAAACTTGAAGCAACAACAGAAGGATCAAAAGAACATGAAATTATGGTAAAAAGATTAATATCAGAATATCCTGAATTAGCAAAGGAACTCGCTAAAAATGCAGGAGTTGTTGATATTTTATATCTTTCTTACTCTGAATTAGTTAATGAAATGGAAAAATTACGTCAAGTAAAATTGGCGGAAGCTATTAGAGAAAGTATTGGGGCTTTGGTTGATTTAACAACACAATCAAATGCCGTAACTGATACTTTACAAGCATTAAAAACCATATTAAGTGGCATTGTTTGGTTTGTAGTAACTGCTTTTAAACAAATTGGAGAAGCAATTGCTACAATTTTACATCCTATTGCTATTATAATAAATGCTTTAGCAAAGTTATTTGAAACAACAGATAATACAACTAAAAAAATGCAAGAATCTATTGAACGAATAGCAGAAGCATTTGTTAAAGCAGGTCAGGATATTAATAAATCAACAGAAGAACAAAGAGCAACATCATTAGAAAAATTAAATGAGGAAATGAAAAATGGAAAATTAACACAAGAAGTTTATGAGGATATTTATAAAGCAATTAATGATTCTTATGATAAAATTGAGAAACGACTTGAAGCAACACGAAAATTTAATGAAGATTCAATTAAAAATACAAATGATGTTCGAGATGCAATTGTGTCAATGGCTGATGCTTATATTAAAGCTGGAGAAGCTATTGGAAAATCGACAGAGGAACAGAATGCAGCTTCCTTAAAAAAAGCAAAAGAAGATTTAAAAAATGGAGAAATAACAAAAGAAACTTATCGTCAAATGACGATTGAAATAAATAATCATTATAAAAGTATTTCTGAATCCTCAACTGAATCAACATCTATATTAAAACAAAATTTAAATGAAGTTTCAACATCCTCAAGTAAATCAACATCTGATATTAAACAAAATCTGAATGAATTAGGAACTGCTCAAGAAGAAACAATTCAAAAATCAGGAGAAGTAGTTACACAAGTCACTGGTTCCGCTATGTCTTTTTGGGAGTGGGCAACTACCAGTGGATTAAATTATATGGGTATTTTTCTTACAGGCACAGCCCATGCCGCAGATGAAGTAACAAACACAGTCGGTGATATTGAAAAAGAATTTAGTTCATTTGATGCTTTTCTTACAACAATAAATCCTTTTAAATATTTAACCAATTGGGCGCAAGGTCTTCCTTTAGTGACAAAGGAAGTTGATAGATTTGTCACTGAAACTATAGCAAGTGTGGGAGCATTAACAGATACTTTAGTTTTCCATTATGATTGGGCGCATTTTAAACAAGTAACAAAGGATATGTTATCCTGGACTTGGAGTATATTTACAGGAATGGGATCGGCTGTTTTGGATTGGACAACAACATCAGGATTACATTTTGTGCGTTGGATGGCAAACTTACCTCCAATAATTGAAGGAGCGCAGAAATTAGCTGAAGCGTATATTAATGCAGGAAGAGATATTACACAATCCATTGCAAATCAAGAAGCTGCTTCTCTAAAGGCTTTGGAAGCGGAAAAGAAAAAAGGAGAAATGTCTCGAACAATATATAATGATTCAAAAGATGGCATTAAATCCTATTATGCAGAAATAACGGAACTCACAAATAAATTTGTTGAAATGAATGACTTAAAAGGACAACAACTCAGCTATAATGAAACTGTATCAATAAATCAAAGAGTTGCAGCACACAAAATCGCAATTGATAAAATGACTGCCGAAGAATTACAAGCCATTGCAATTTATAAAGAATCCCATTATTCCAAAGTCAGAAGTAATTCCCAAAATGAAGGTGAAATTTATAAAATTCATTTGGATTACAATCTTAAAAAAATAGACTTATTATCCTCGTATGCCAAAGAATTAGCTGATGCTGAAACCAAGAAAAATGAGTTAAATAAAGAAACGGAAGATCAAATTTTTGAACGAGAGAAAAAAGCAATCAATGATAAATTAGCTTATTTAGATTCGGAATTAACAAAAGAACGAGAAGCATTATCAAGTTTTGCTAAATGGAAAATTTTATGGTCTATATCAACTGAGGAAGGTATTTCCGCAAAAATAAAAGAAATCAATTTAGCTCGATCAGAAGAAGAGAAAAAGTTACTCACTCTAAATAAGGAATATGAACAAGACGTAATAAACATTAAATTGCAAAAGAATCAGGAATATACTGATAAATTAATGGTAAATTTGGCTGACCTTTTAACAACATATAAAACAAATGCCGCTACAGAATTATCCTTATTAACAAATTTCAATGATGAAAAAATAAAATTACTACAGACAGAAGCGAGTGTGGCTGTAAGAGTAGCTGAGGAAAGACTTGCAGCGTATCGTTTATATGTAAAGGAAATGGTTGATTCAGGCAAAGATATAACAGGTATGGCTGAACAGGAAAAAGAATTAATTGATGCAGTAACAAAATCGAGAACTGATGCAATAAATCAACAACTTGCTCAAGGAAAAATATTATTAACAGAAAGTAATAAAATATATGATCAACAACTTGCTTATTTAAAAACAATTACTCAGCAGGAGCAGGAATTATTAAATCAAAAATATACAGATAAAACAACAAAATCCAAAGCTGCATTTGATGCTGAGATGGCTCTAATTGATGCTGAAAAATTAAATGCTATTGACATGCTTGCGAAGAAAAGTGCTGCAACTTCAGTATATCAAGACTCGGCTTTGCAAATGGCAGAAAAACATTTCCTTGATGAATTGGAAATAAATGAAAGAGATTTCAATGAAACAATGAGATTGACAAATTTAAAACTTGGCATTGAAACCACTTATAATCAGAATTTAAAGGATTTAGCTAAAGGAACTTTTGATTTTCAACAAAGTAATCAAGTTGAATTATTTGCAAATTTAACAGAACAAGGAAATAATAGCGTAACCACAGTAAAAAATTATCTACAAGTAGCCCAAGCATTATATGAAACTCAAGTAGAAGCAATCAAAAAAACTTATGATGCAGATGTTGCCAATGCCAATAAAAGTTTTGAAGAAAAACAGACAGCTTTACTAAACTTTTCAACAAGGAAGAATAATACTGTTCTTGAGGATGTTACTTTTGGTGGAGTAGCCCTTGTTAAAGAAACAGCAGATTTATGTGCAGCACTTGATGAAAGAAAACTCTCCACAGCTAAATTTTATGATGGTACTTATGTTCTTATTACTCAAGATGTGATTAATAACAAAGACGCTCTCACAAAGATAACTGATGCCTTAAAAGTCGAATTAACAACACAAACGGAAGCAGCAAGGGCTGAATACACAACCAGGATTACAGACATAAAAAAGAATATTGATGAACAAATTATAACATTTAAAATACTTACTTCAAAAACTGATGAAGAATTAATGGCACAAAATGCAAGTTGGACAATATTTGAAGGAAAAAAATATGAAATTGTTTCAGGAACATACGAACAAATAAGAGAATTGGTACAAAATTCCAGTAAGGAAGAACAAGCAACTTTTGCAGAAACAGAAAAGAAATTACTTGAATCCTATGCAAATAGAGAGAAAGCATATACAGATTTAATGACTGCACAGAAAGCGCAATTGGCTGCCTATGAAAAAGAAAATAATGAGTCAATGGTTAGGATTGCTGAGTTAGAAAAAAGTAAGATAGCAATGTCTGATACTATCGCAGAAGCTATACGAAAAAATAATCAATCAATAATGACCAGCCAAAAGAAATTGGATGATGATCTTTTAAATGTTGATAACTTATATTACCAAGCAAGAGACACATTAATCAAAGAGGATTTTAGTAAATTTTTAGCAGCAATCCAGGCTTTACCTGCTGAGTCAAAGAGGGCTGATGGTTCCACATATAAATCAACAAAAGAAATGATGGATTTAAAGAATGATCTTTTTAACAAAGGTGGCGAATTATTCAAGAAAATAATTGATGATGAAATTGCAAAAAATAAAGAATCTATTGAATCAAATAAAAAGAAATTTGATGATTTACAGTTATCCATTAATGAATTGGAAAAAAGATTAACAGGACTTAAAGATTTAGAACTTCAAATAAAAACAAAACCTGTTATTGATGCAGTAACCGGAGTTGTGAATGAACTTGAAAAAATTGTTAAAAAAGTTGATGAAATTAAAAATGGAAAAGGATTAGAGATTGATGATACCAGAATTAGAGAAACCATAGATAAATTATTAGTTGAATTTCAAACAAAATTTACAAAAGCAAAGCCGGAAGTAACTGTGAGTTTTACTGGAAATATTTTTGGGAAAGAAGCAAAATCTATCACTCCTATATCAGAAACTATACAAACAATAAATGGCGAACTTGCAAATATTGGTGTAGCAAAACCTCCTTCAGCTACAGTAGGATTTTGGGGCAAAATAGGAGAAACCATTGCAGACTTTGCTACCACTATTGGTAACATAATTGCATCAATAAATTCCATTGAACGAACTGTGACAGTGACAGTTCAATATGTTGAAGTAGGAAGACCTGCTGATTCAGGATCATCAGAATCAGCAGGAGCAAGAACAGGTGGTTATATATCCTCAAGAGTTGGAGGATTTATACAAAAACTTAAAACTGGTGGAACATTCTCAGGACAACTTCCTGGATATGGTGGCGGAGATATTGTAAACGCCAAACTTGAGCCAGGAGAGTTTGTTCTGAGAAAAGAAGCAGTAAAACAAATAGGTGTAAATGCACTGAGACAATGGAATAATTTAAATTCCTCAGCAGGTAAGAGTTTGAATGTTCAGGAAACAAAAAACACTACTGAATCATTATTCTCTGGACAATTACATACAATTAATTTAAATGTAGGTGACAGGATTCATAGAGTATATGGAGAGTCCAATGTCCTTAACGATTTAACTTCCTCAATGAGAAGAATGCGGCTTATGACGGCATAAGGAGTTATTATGGCAATAACAAGTGAACAGATCAAGTTTTATAAACCGATTTATGTCAATGACTCCTTGACTAATGGAGGAAGGATAAGTACAAACCTTATCACTGATGGTTCCCTGAATAACTTGTTCAGAAATATTCAGTCTTCAGAACGTGAATCAGGAATTGATTTATATCGAAAATGCTTTATCAAGAATGAAAATCCAAATGATCTTGCATTATTAAATCCCAAAATTTATATTGCAAATGTTTCATCTGGTGAAGATTATTTCCAAATTGCTGCTGGAACTGACATAGATAATCAATCCTCAGCAGATGACATCATAGATTGGTATGGATCAGGTTATTTGAATGCCAATTTTGGCCCTACAGAGAGCAGTTTTGACGTACTCTTTAAACAACCCACTGGATTACCCTCTGGCTGTTCTGTAATCGTGGCGAGTGGCGTACAGCAATCAGAAGTTGAAATTATTGGAACTCCTACATGGAATGGCAGCATCGCAACTTGTATTATTTCTGGTGAAACAGGATTAACCTTTTTACAAAATGTTTCCAGAGTAAGTGCAATTCTTCCTTTGAGTGATATTGCTCCAGTTTTGTCTAATTGGTCTGAAATCAGCAGTGCAGGAACTTATGATGAAACAAATTATCCTGTAACTCTTTATAATATAGGAACGATAACGGAAAGTTGGACTTTAACTTTCACAAATTCAACCACATTTGGTGTTACAGGAGCAGTTACAGGAGCAATTGGAACAGGAGTTATTACTTCAAATTTTGTTCCTGTAAACACAACTGGATATTATTTCAATTTGAATAAAGCAGGTTGGGCAGGTTCCTGGGTTTCAGGAGACGTAATTACTTTTAATACAGTTCATGCAGCAAAATCAATTTGGGTAAAAGAATCTGTTCCAGCAGGAGCAGTAAGTCAAGCAAATAATTTAATGACAGTTAATTTAATTGGTGAATCAGCTTAAAGGAGAAATATCATGGCGATTGCAAATACTCTCAGTAATAATTTTAAACGTGCTTTAATGAACAAAGAAATTGACATGGACACTGATTCATTCAAGATTGCTTTGGTAAACACTTCATTTGCTTTTGATCCTGATATTCATGGATATTGGTCAATTGTAAGTTCTGGTGAAATTGCAGTTGGTAATGGATATTTGGCTGGTGGTCAAGTCCTTCTTTCAGGCGAACTTGTTCAAAATAATACCACTGATAAAGCTATAATGACTTGGCAAAATGCTGAATGGCTTGCATCCGGTGGAGATATTGCCGATACAGGAGCAGCCATTATTTATGATGATTCTCATCCTAATAAAGTTGTAGTAGGATGTAGTGATTTTGGTGTGAATTATGCTACGGTTAATGGTATGTCTTTAAAATTCGTATCTATCGCTGTTAATTTAGGATAAATATTATGGGAGATATAGTATCAGTATCTTATAGTTCTGGTGGCGCACTTTATGCTGACGCTCAATATACCACACCAATTTCATCAATCAATATACCTATTGGTACATCAAAATGGGTTTACTATAAAGCCGATGCAGGATATATATTTTGTTCTATGAGTAAGGATGGTATAGATTATGGTAATAATCAAGTTGGATACGGTTCTTTTTTAGGAAGATATTATTATCGTAATGATAATGCACTAAATCCATCTTTACACATAAATTTTTGTCTTGAATATTTAACCATCACAGCTTCAGCTTCTACAGGTGGAATAATAACTCCTTCAGGAAGTATTTCAGTTCATGCGGGATCAGATAAGGTGTTTCCGATTCAGGTAAATACAGGATATGGTGTTCAAAATGTGCTTGTAGATGGTGTTTCAGTTACTTTACAATACAATATACAATATCCTGGTGGCCTCTATGCTTTTAGAACCATAACTGCGAATCACACCATTACTGCTTCATTTTTTATACTTCCTATTTATGCTATCACAGCCTCAGCATCTACAGGTGGAACAATATCTCCTTCAGGAAGTGTTGCAGCAACTTTTGGAACAAGCAAGACATTTGCAATGGCTCCAAATACAGGATATACTATTCAAAACGTACTTGTAGATGGTATTTCCGTTGGTACAGGATCTTCTTATACTTTTGGAAATATAACTGCAAATCACACCATTACTGCTTCATTTACGAATACTGCACAGGTAATTACAGCTTCAGCAGGAACAGGTGGAACAATATCACCTTCAGGAAGTATTTCAGTAACTCTTGGACAATCCAAAACTTTTACATTTCAATCTTATGCAGGATATGAAATTGATGTTGTGACTGTGGATGGTGTTTCCATAGGCAGTCCAGTTTCCTATACTTTCTCAAATATTCAAACTGCACATTCAATTTCAGTTGCATTTAAACTTTTTGATTCTTATTTGATCACAGCCTCCGCAAGTACAGGTGGTACAATAACTCCTTCAGGAAGTATTGCTGCTGTAAAAGGAGCAAATAAGACATTTACTTTGACTGTAAATGAATCCTATCAACTTAATGATGTATTAGTTGATGGTGTTTCAGTTGGAAAAGTTTTATCCTATACATTCACAAATATTCAGATTTCCCACACAATTGCAGCAGTATTTGGTTTGATTACTTATCAAATCATCTCTACATCAGGATTACATGGAACTATAACTCCTTTAGGAACAACTACGGTTAATTATGGAGTAAGTCAAGGATATATAATAACTCCCGATGAAGATTATATTATTCAGGATATAATTATTGATGGAGTTAATTATGATTTACCTGCATCAGGAACTTTGTTCATAAATGACTAAAGGTGTGTGATGTCCAATAAAATTGCAATAAATTATAATACTGTTTCCTTAATTCTTCCTTTATTGAAAACAGGAACTCCTAATGCTGGAACACATTTAGCATTATCAAGGAAAACTGTTCCTGCTTTAATATGGCCTCCACAAGATAATACTATTGGCAATGTTGTTTTTAGAGACATCAAAAAGAATCACACCATTTCAGTTAGTTTTATAAAGGAACTTGGAGGCATTCCTGGACTTGAAGGATATGTCACCTTTGTTGGAGTAAAAAAGAATCATACAATTAATGTGACTTTTTATAAAGTCATGGCTCCGCCAGAACCATTGAGTAATCATACCAAATTATTACTCCTTTTTAATGACAATCACACATCATTACGTCCTGAATTTTATATGTTTCCTAATGACAGTAATTGGAGATATTACACAGATTTGCCTGATGTGGATTCTTCAATAAGTCCTTGGTTTACAACTAATACAGGTCGAATGGCTGACTCATACGCATCACTTGTTGATTTTATCAAAGATGATAGTATTTATGATCATACTGTATGTCAAATTGCAGGATATAATTTGAGTTATGCTATGGATAGATCAATAGGAAGTGTTGCGGAAAAGTGGTGTTTAGGATGGATAAGTTCAAGTGAAAAAGCAGAGGGTAGATCATCTTTTATCAATAACATGTCAGACGCATTTGATCCTTCTGTTAATATTTTTAAAACACAATATTTACCAGGATGTAAATTAGGTGTAGATGATTTTACGATTGATTTTTGGTGGAAAGCTCCATTACTTACAGGATGTGGAGTACAACCTTATTTGGAAGATGGTAATCCTTATTACAATGGGTATTTAAGTAGTAATTATTTTTTCATACTCAGAGAGAGTAATAAGTATAATTATGATGGATCGTATAATAATAGTTTGATTGGATTATATAATGTTGATACAGCAGTAATAACTTATGATCCTAAAGATGATATTATGAATGCCCATGCCAGGATGGAATATATAATTTCAGCTTATCTTGGAACAAGGGATGATATTGAAACAGTAATTTTGTCAGGTGTTGTGTCAAAAGAATCAGAGTTCAATTCAAGAATTGAATTAATTGATGAAACTCAATCCTGGGAAATTGATGAATTAGTAGGAAAATATGTTACTATCATTTCTGGAACAGGATCAGAAACAGTTGATTCAGGAGAAAATAATATAAGTGGAGATTCTATTTTTATTAATCCTGGGCCAAAATTAATTGAAAGTAATACTGAAACAGTTTTGACAGTTACTATGTGTAACAGAGATGCTTGGGGAGGTTATGAATATAATCCTGTAACAAAAACATGGTATCAAAAAATTATAAGTGTGGACAACATCGCTTTTACATTTCCAGAAGTTCTTGATGAAACTTCTCATTATGAAATTACAGATAATATTCCTCAATATAGACTTATTCTTCAACACAAAGGGGATGTTTTTGATCCCATAACACATACAGGTTGGGCGTTTTCTGGAGGTAATGGTGGGCCAGATGGTGTAAGTTATGGAATAAAGAGCGGTAGAACAACAGATTTTTATAGTGGGATACTTCCTTATTCAGCATTGGTTGCAGCAAATGGTTCCTTTAGTCATATCGCATTTGTGAGAATGAAAGACACGATAAAATGTTATTTCAATGGTATTGTTTTAGAGGAAGAATTTAATATTCCTTTTAAATTCATTGAAAACCGATCTGAAAATTATATGATGCAAGTCACTATCAACAATTATTATGGAGCAATGGATGTATTTAAAGTTAATGATGTAGCTTTATGGTCTAAGAATTTTAATCCTTTTGATCCTTTAATGCTTCCTAATATTTATTTTGATATGGAATTAAGTTTGGATTCTCGTTTATTGGGAGATAATATTCTTTTACTCCTTCACATGAATGGGGAAGATGAGTCTGTTGTGTTTTATGATAGTAGTAAATACCATTATTCAGTATATAATGATTCTGGATATACAAAAATTATTAATAATGTAGGAGTATTTAATGGTTTTCATAGATTATTAATAGATGATTTTGATA